CCGCTCGCGTGGTGATGCGAACTGCTGGCCGTTGAACCACTTGGTGTTCATGATCTCGATCATGGCCGGTTCAAGCTGGTCGTAATGCGGGTATTTTAGACTGCCGGTTTCGTCGGTGTCGGATTTAAATTCCTGAACCGTCTGCTCCAGCGTCTGAACAGCTTTCTGTTCACGGGACTGCCGTTCGCCGTAATAGAGCCGTTCAAGCTTTTCACGGCGCTGCCTTTCCTGTTGCAACTGCTGCTGCAACGGTTCAACCTGGCCTTGCAGTTTGGCCTGTAGTTGCTGGAAGTAGGGATCGTCAGCAAAGTCATCTTCGGGCGCTTCTTGGGCTTGGCCCGCGTCCTGTGACTGTTGCTGCGAGAAGGCTTGCTCGGGACTGATCTGAAGGTGCTGCAAAGCGGCGCGGACAAGACCGGCTGGATCGCGTGAGTTTTGCAGGAAGCCCGCGAGATAGCGGTCTGGCGCTTGGGTGGCCATCCGGTTAAGCTGAAGGAAGTATCCCACAGCATCGGATTCGCTCATCCCCGCCGCCTGCAACTGTTGGCGATCGGCATCGGTGAATTGCCCGCGCACACTTTCAGCGAAGTTGCGATGGTCCGCCGCTTCCTTTGCTTTTTCAGTGTAGCGCTTATTGAACGCGCGTTCCCGCTCAATGACAAATCGCTTGGCCTCATCATCAAGCTCGGGAAAGCGCTCCTTCAGCTCCTTTGGCAAATCGCGCGGCGCGTCAAGCTGTGCCGGTTCATCGGCAGGCTCATCGACGGCCGGTTCGCCTTCGGAGTCTGAAGGTGAGGCATTATCAGACAGGTCATCTGCTTCAGCCTCAAGCTCCTGACCCGTCGGGGCGTCCCCCTTTGGCTCAGGTTGTGACGGTGCCTCGTTCGGCTCGGCCGGTGCCTCGGAAACGCCGTCAGATTCGGATTCGGATTGCGCGAGCGCGTTCGCGATGATGTCGTTGGTCTTCTGCGCGGCTTCGCCGTCGCGATCAATCCGGTTTAACTGTTGGTTCACACCAGCCTCTTTCGAGTTTTGCGTTTTGACGGATGCGCTCCCACTTGGCCTCGTTTTCGGCCACGATGTTGCCTTGGTCGAACCCGCACTGCTTGACGCCGTACTTTTGTTCGTAAGCCTTGAGCTGGGAGCGTGAGGAAATCACCTCGGGGTCTTTTCCCGCCATGGCGACAAACTCGCCTATGTCGTTCATGACCGCTGGCGAGGCGACAGAGCCGCGCTTGGGCGGCGTGTCGCATGAATAGGCGTGGCGGTAGACACTGCGCCCCTGGCCGCGCTTCGAATTGTCGAGAAAGTCGAGTTTCAGACCGGATAAGCTGTGAACTGCCATTGCGTTACCCATGAAAAAACCCGCCGATGGGCGGGCTGTCGTGGTCAGGTTGTGGTGTTAGATCAGGCCGCGACGCGCGCGCCTTCATCGTCCTGCATCTCAAGCTGGCGGCGCTTGAGTTCGTAATCGAGAAGCGATGACAGGTTCTCCAGCGTCATCTCTTCGCGCTTCAGGCCGTGCTCGTAGGATCGCGCGACCAGATCAAGCTGTTTCGCGGACATATCAAGCTGCTGCTGGTTGCGCTGCATGGCAAGGTCCGCCACCCTGGACTGCCGGTCGAGTTGCTGATCCTGCGCCTTTGCCGCCATGTCCATCTGGCGCTCCTGCTGCTTCGCCGCGAATTCGGACTGCTTCATTTGCATATCCTGCTTCGCCCTCGCCTGATCCAGTTGGAAGCGCGCTTGCTCCAGCTTCAGCTTGGCCTTGTCGCGCTCGACTTGCGGATCGGCTTGCTGCTGCTGTGGAGCCTTCGCCATCTGCTCAAACGCTTCTTCAAGCGATTCCTCAAGGCCACGGCCGACCTTGAACGCGCGATGCCCAAACAGCGCCAGTTCCTTGCCGTATGCGGCCATCGCCGTGTTGCCCTGCATGGCGGGCACGATCTCGCCGAGCATCTGAAGCATGTTCTGCACGAACGCGACGCGCTGTTTTTTCTCTTCCTCGGTCTGCTCGAACGCAGTGATGTCGGTTTCGACGTCGATCTTGTTGTTGCGCCGGTCATCCGAGCGAAGGATGCGCTCGATATCCTCCCACGGCACCGCGTCGGCGACTTCTTGAAGCTGCTCGATCTGCTCTTGCGGCGTGGCGGCAAGCTGCTGGAGCACCTGCATCTGCTGTTGCTGCTGAAACGCCTGCATCCCGCCTTGTGCGGGCATCTGGCCGTTTTGCGGGGTAAACTGCGCAACTTGGCCCATTTGCCCCTGAGCGCCGCCCTGAGCGGCTTGTGCCTGCATCTGCTGGGCCTGCTGCCTGGCCTGATTGATCCGCTGAAGCTGCTGTTTCGCGCCTTCAACCTGCTCGCGCGGCGGTAGCAGAATGCCGGACATTTCCTGCAACTGATCGCGCTCGAAATATTCCGCGATGATCTCGGCTTTCATGCGGATGGATTCCTTGATCCAGCGTTCAACCTCCATTTGCCGCTTGCGAAGCCGCTGCGAGCCGAACTGTGCCTTCAGTTGTTGAGCACCTAGCGTTTCGCTTGGGTCCGACGAGCCGCGCATGATGTCGGCAATGCCCATCACCTCGTAGATGGACTGCATGATCTGCAAGGCGCGCTGGGTAAGCTGGTCAATGGCCTGACCAATCGGAGCAAGATCACGTGTTTGGAAGTACTGGCGCAATCCGCCAGACTGCATCAGCTTGGTGAAGTCCTTGATCGGGATAAATTCCCCATCATTGAGATAACCAAGGTTTTGCAGTGTTTCTTCGGCCTCGGCTGGATACACGCCGCAATAGCGCATCTTCTCGACAAGCTGATAAATGCGCGTGTTGATCCGGTTCAACTCATCGGCTTGGTCCTGATAAAGCGCATAATCCGGCGTCGGGATCAGGCTGTCGGTTTGATGCGAACCAAGCAGCGGTTCGGGGCACGGGAAAAAGCCCTCAAGCCGGTACGGATCGTCATCGCGCTTCAGGATGCGGTGTACGCCCTGCATGACGTAGATGCGCTCGCGGGATTTCTTGTCCCAAATCTCCCAAGCCACGGCGCGGTAGAAATCCGCTTGGTCGTGCTTGTCATCAAAGGTCTGCCCTTCAGCCAGAAGCTCGGAATATTCCGCCTCACGCGCAACCTCTTCGCCGAACGCAGACTTAACGCTGTCCTTGTCCATGAGATGACGGCGCGCGACCCACGGCACCTCTTCCCAGCGCCGGCCGGGGCCGTGTACCCACTGATCCCAGCAGACATGCTGAATCTTGGCTTCCTGGTATGTAACTTCGCCGTTCTCGTCCGGCTCGCCCGGCTCGAACTCAAGCCAGACCTGGCCACGTCCGGGAAGGTTGCGATCCTCGATGCCCGCTTCAAACTGCCCATCCGTGTTATAGCGGTTCGCGCACGCGGTCAGAACGCGCTCAAGCACGATAGCAGCCGTGCGCGCCGCCGCATTGTCCTTTCCGGGCTTGGGGAAGGCGCGGCGCACATCCGGATCGCCAAGGCGCGAGAACATCGCTGCATTCAAGACCTGCGTGTTCGACCACAGGATATTGATGCGGCGGTCATCTTCAAGCTGGCGCTGGCTGGCATCCTCGTCCAGATAGTGCTTGCGGATTTTCTCCGCGCGGCCGCGCCACTTCTTTTCGCGCTCTTCGGCGGCCTTGATCTGGTTGAGCCAGTAGCGGGCCTGCTTGCGCTCAGCCGCCGGATCCGTGGCTTCGGCCTCCGGCTCTGACCCGGCGGGCTGGTCCGTGATGCTCACGAAGACGTGCCCTTAGCCAACGTGTATGGAAAATTCTTTTTTGACCGCCACACATCCTTTCCTGTCGCCTTGGCGATTCTATCATACTCTTGCGGCAACACCTTTTTGAAAAAGGTCTCCATATCAACTTCGCTATGCGACTCAATGTGTTCGTATACATCGGCCATACATTGCATCGCCGCAGCGTCAAGCTGTTCATCAATGGATACATCGTCACGATGTGCGGCAATGCCGACATGATAGGCTTTTCCATCATCACGAACCGCAGTTGCATCCATGACGATCATATATGCGTTACGTTGATCGTCCTTATAAACGTCTGTCACTGGCAAAGGCATCACTTCATGCGCCTTGACAGTGACATATTCAATATTGGCATCTTTACTCATAGTCTCGCGCCTCTGCTGTTATATTTGCGGTCGTGCATGGCGGTCATCTCTCCCAGTGTCGGGGGACGTGTGAAATGTTCGGTTTCTTCAAACTTGGGCGGCGGCGCGGTCTGCATGATCTCGCAGCCATAGGAAAACGCATCGGCTGGATGGCTTGCCCAGTTATGTTTCGGCTCTTTAAGGAACACTTGCAGATCGGGGTTCCACTCGTATTCCCAAGCCCGCAGCCCCTCCAGCCCTTCCTCGCAATCATCGGCGTGGAACGCGCATTTGGCGATCACCGTGCGCGCCGCGTTGATGCGATCAAGCACCGTGGAGCGCTCGACAATGCCGACTTTGTTCAGCCCGAAGAAATCCGAGAACTGCATGAGCGTGGTGTGCTTGGACTGAAACGTCTTCATGCGGGCATCATGCGGCAACCATATCTTGCCGAGCTTCCAGCCGCGCTCTTCGACATACCCGGTAAGCAGCTTGATCCAGTCCTTGGCCTCAAGCCCGTTGTCGCGAAGTTCGGCCAGGACGTTGAATCCGCCGATCTGGCGTTGCCAGAACCACCAAGACGCCGTGTCGCGAAACCCGATATCGCTTGAGATTTCTACAGGAGGCCCGTCCGGGTCATAGGTGACATCGTTTCGGATACGGCTGTCTTTCTCAGCAGCGCTGACCCATCGCCCGAGGATCGCACCTTGCTGCAAGCCGTAGCCGCCTTCCCAAATGTGCTCTGCGGCCTCAGCGTCAATCGACCAGTCGTGCTCCATTTCCCGGCGCAGCACCTCGGGGAACCAGGGATTGTCGCGCCAGTTGATGAGAACCGAGACCGCATCCGGTGGCGGATGCTTGCGGAAGAACTTGTCAACCGGGTCGGTGCGATGGCGCGGGTTCCATGAGAACCACAGTTCTGAACCATCCTTGCGGATCGTCGGGCGAAGCAGCTCCAGCGATGTCGCGGAAAGCGTCTGGGCTTCCTCAACCCATGCGATGTCGAACCCCTCAAGCGATTTGATCGACTCGCTGTTATAGTGCTGCATCCCCCGGAAGATGATCAGCGCGCCGTTGGTGCCGCGTATTTCCGTTTCGTATATCTCGAAATAGTCGTGCAGGCCGAACTTGGCGATCTTGTCAACGAGAATTTGTTTGACGCTATCCTTGATCGTCTTTTGCACCTCACGGATGCAGACAACGCGCATCGGGTCGGCGTAGCAGCGAAGGATGATCTGTTCCGCGAAGAAGTGCGATTTGGCTCCGCCGCGTCCGCCATATGCGCCCTTGTACCGGGAGGGCTGCAATAGCGGCGCGAGCTTGCGCGGAACCTCAGCCTGTATCTGTGGCTGGGTCAACGATGGTGAACTGGACATTGTGGCGGTGTTCTATCGGGTTTTCAGGGTCGCCGCCGTGCTGATGCTTGTCTTTCTGGTCAAGAAGTTGCTTTCCGAGCCAGACGAGCATGGTCGAATTGCCGTTTTCAGCAGCTTTCATCTGCTGGCGGCGAAGATTCAGCCTACCTTGCCCTTTACCGGCTTCGAACGCCTCTTCCGCCTTTTTATTGTTGCGTAAAAACTCCGAAAAGGTTTTACGCGAAACCTCAAGAAATGCCGCCGCCTCTTCGTGGGTTGCGTGCAGTGAGCCGAGCTTGCGCAGGGTTTTCAGCGTCTCGTCGTCAGGCTTGAGGGACGGCGGGCGACCGCCCTTGTTTTTTGGCTTTTCCGTTGGTTCGCTCATGTTCCTTGCGTAGCTCGCCTATGGCTTCGTCGTAGCAGCGTTTGGAGTTGTCGGCGCTGTCGAAGCGTTCCTCACATAGCTGGTCGAACGTCAAGCCGGTTTCCTCGTGGATGGCCTGTTGGCCCGTGTAGTCCTGCCAGCGCTTGATGATGACATCGACATAGGGCGGGTGGAGTTCCAGGCCGTAGCAGTGACGGTTCTCCATCTCGGCGGCAATCAATGTCGTGCCGGAGCCGAGGAATGGATCGTAGATGCTGTCGCCGGGTTTCGAGTTGTTCAGGATCGGACGGCGCATCGCCTCGATGGGCTTCTGCGTCGAGTGGCCGGTTTCCGATTTGCGGTGATCAATGCTCCAGAGCGTCGTCTGTTTGCGGTCGCCGTTCCAGTGAGCCTTGCTCTTCTTGCGCACTGCGTACCAACAAGGTTCGTGCTGGACGTGATAATTGCCGCGCCCGATAATAAGTCGCGGTTTTGCCCAAATCACCTGCATCCGCACGTCAAAACCGCAGTCCATCAGGTTCTGACAGAACGTCATCTGCAGGGCACCCGCCGGGTGCCAGACATAGGCCACGTCGCCGGAAAACAGCGAATAGGCTTCCGACCAGTCGGCCCTCGTGTCGTTCAGCACTGTCCCTACGGCGGACGCG